ATGTATCATCACCATCATCAAATATTAAATTTGCTGCTGATATTTCATTTCCGTCACCATCTACACCTCTATATACAGATATACCGGAAGTATTTGATGTTATAGTGGCTGGTGATCCTTGTGTTTTATTAAGTTTTATTATATTATCTTCTACTTCTACAGTTTGAGTGTTTATTGTAGTTGTTGATCCTTGAATAGTTAGATTACCTGTAACCTCTAAATCACCACCAATACGAGTATTACCACCATCAAACCAACTTAATCCAGCAGAATCTATACGAACTTTTTCTACATTGTTATTAGTGCCATCGGAACTCATTAACGAGAACAAACCTTTATCTAGATTTGCACCACTTGATCCTCTAGAAATTATTCTAGATATAGTATAATCTGCTGATCTAACTAAGAAATCAGCATCGTCTGCTTGTACATAAAGGTTGTTTTTAATAGTTGAAATTCCACCAGCAACTTGACTAAATTCTTGAAAAACAGTACCACTATGATTTCTTAAAAATATACTACCGCCTGTTCCACTATTGGCTGGTGATTGTAAATAAGTACCTAAACTTGTAGAAGAATAAAGTGTATTTGTATCACTTGCACCTTTGATCCAACCATTAACTCTTGCATCTGCAATAAACTCTACTTCTTTGTCGTGTCCATGTACTGTTTGATAAGTACCAACAGTACCACCATCTCTTACTTGAAAATCAACCTTAATATTACTAGAATCAGATTGATCTATAACTCCTACATCTATAACAAAACCTTCTCTGTTTGCAAATGTTTGACCGCTTTCAGAGATACCCATTACAAACCTTACCTTCTCGTTTGTACCGGTATCAGTACCATATGTTTTTTGGTTCATTAACCTAAGTGCAGTAAAGTCACCATCTACAACATCAGAAACAATAACTCCACCACTATTAGTAGTTATTGTCGATGCAAAAGTGGCATTTGCATTTTCTCTATCTAATGTCAACGCAAATCCACTTAATCCGTAAGCATAAAATCTTAAATCACCTGTGCTAGCATGATTAAGCACCTGCCAGTCGTTTTGCCCAGAACCTCCTGTTGGTTTTGACCTAAAAACAATACCACCGTCTCTGCTTTGTCTTTTATGTATCGAAAGGTATTCGTTGCTATCAGCATAAGAAGGATTAACTAACATTGCTACACCAGAAACATCACCTGCAAAAGTTGCATTACCTGCTGTTGATATTTGAAGTTTTGCTTGAGCAGAGTAAGAGGATTGAGAGCCATCAGAAGCATACCCAATATTAAAACCACTTTGATTATAACCAGTACCAATAAACCACTCATTATCATCACCACCACCGCTAGTAGTGACGTTATCTTTCATTTTTATTCCAACACCACGACCATCATAACCATGCATATTTATTCTAGAAGTCATAGCGGGTGACCCGCCATCGTCTGTTGCGATTACATTAAGTATTGTTTCAAAAGTACCTGAACCTTTAAAAGTTGCGGCTTGTGAAGCGTCTAAAGTTAAAGCAAGTTCCCCACCTGAATTAAAAAGAATTTGACTATTAGCATGACCACTATTAAGAGTTAAATCATCTGCACCAGCATCATACCAAATACCACCAGTATAATCTGAAAATTTAAATCCACTTGTATAATCACCAGCGTAATAGGTTTGTATTTTATGATAAGTTGCAGCACCTGAAAAAGTTGCAATGCCGCCTTCAGAAGTATCAAATGCTAAAAGATTTATGTTACTAGAACCATCTCTACCTATAATAGTAAAGTCGCCATTTGTTCCATTGTTTTGTAAAGTAAGATTAACACCATCAAGCGTGAGAGTTGATGTGGCGGAAGAACTTGTATCTGTTAAAGTTAATACTGGTGTGCCATCAGATATATTAATATTACCACTACCTATTGTACCTGCAAAAGTAACATTGTTACTTTCAATAGATAAAGCAGGAGTTGAGCCGTTGCCGTCTCCAAAAATATTAGTTGTTGTACCGTTATCATGAAAAGCACCTCTAAAAGTTCCCGATGTATTACGCAAATAAAAACCACCACCAGCAGTATCTACTCTAACTTGATCACCAGAAAAGGTTGCGTTTTGTGATGCATCTAATTCCAGCGCCTCTGTGCCAACTGTAAAGAATTTCATCGTTGAACCAAGTGATTCTGCTCTTAATTCTACATTGTCTCTATCATCAGCGTTTAACAACAACTTGGCTCTTACTGTGCCAGCGTCTGTTAAAAAAATATTGTCTTCTGCTGAGACACTACCTGCAAAAGTTGCGGTTCCCAAATTACTTAAATTGTATACAACCTCACTACCACTTGTATCTCTATCGGCTAGAGTTAGGTAAGATGTTTGTGCTTTGTTTAATATATTTAGATCGCCTTGTAATTGTATAAGAGGTGTTGTTAAAGATGTTGGATTTACTCCAGCCATTGTTGTTGACCCTGTAACAGTAAGGTTACCTGCAAAAGTTGCTGAGGAATCTCCTTTTAATGTTAATACATCTACTACAGTATTTGCTTCACCAGTATGAAGACTAAATTTTAAATAGTTTGATGCTTGTGTTGAAGATACATAAGACTTTATATTATGATATCTGCTAGTGTTAGCATCATATCTACCCAAAGTTAAAATCCCTTCACTTTCGTGAGTGGGCATAAAATCTATCTGTGTCGTTCCAGATATGTGTACTCCATTTAAAATCTTTTGCGCCATATCTTATTTTTTATACACACTTAATAACTAATACTCTTATATCATTATTTGATGGTGCTGTTGCAAATTGTATTTGTACCCAATTGTCAGGTGTTGATTTTGATGTTATACTTCTAACAACGTCTGCATAAACAGTATCATTAGAACTTCTATCATATAATTGAACTATAACATCTTTTGTTCCTAGTGAGTGTTCTACTTCATATGTTGTTGCTGAACCATCACCGATAGATGCAGCAAAAGATTGGTTGTTTGCAACGGTTGTTGTTATAGAAACATTTCCTAAGTTTGTCATTGTTCCACTACCAGTAACATCTCCTGATAATGTTATTTCTGGGTCTTTTGCTAGAGTTACTACACCGCTAGCCTCATCTATAGCAAAGTCAGTAGCATCAAAAGCAGCACCACCAACATTAGATGATGTTGCTTGTTCTATAGATATTTCTCTCTCTGCCCCTTCTCCATTTGTATTACTTATATCTATACCTGTCCCGGCAGTTAAGTTTTTAATATAATTACCTGAAGTATGAGTACCTAATGCTACATCATGTTCTTCTGTATGTACATAATATTCTGTTCCGGTACCTTTTTGTTGAGACCATCTATCACTAGATTCGTCCCAATATAATTTAGCATTGTCTGACGAACCTCTATTTACTTCTATTCCTGAATCTTGAGTAGGTGTTCCAGCCGCATCGTGATTAGAATTTAATAATATTATATTATCAGCAAGATTTATTGTCTCTGTATTTACTGTAGAAGTAGTTCCTGTAACTGTTAGGTTACCTTCAATTGTAACTGTAGTTGCTGTTATATCATCTGAGTTAAGAGTACCATTTACAGTTAAGTCATTTACAGTTGTATTAGCAAATGTCACATTACTGTTTGTTGCTACCGCTTGACCTATTGATATTTCTCCGTTTGTTATTGTAACACCAGTACCCCCACTAATATGCGCCCTTACGTCAGTTGCACTTGGACCTGTATATGTTATAACTCCAGTTGCACTGTCGTATGATAATGAACCATCTCCTCCTGAGTCAGTCACTGAAACAGATGCTCTGGCTCTAGCGTCTGTATACCATAAGTTTGTAGGACTTGCATCTTCAGCGATATCATCAGTAACTAAAGTTAATGTCTGCCCTAAATTTTTTTCGTAACCATTAATTGTTAGGCTACCAAGAGAGAAATCAATATGATTATTTTCATCGTCATATGTTACAGTAATACCTCCTGTCTCATCACCACCAAGCATGTTTCCAACTATATCTTGGATTTGCTCTGTATCAATTTCTGCTAAAGACAACCATTCCGTTCCATCATGAAACTGAAATTTATTAGTAGTTTCATTAAAAATAGCACGACCCTTAATTGTAGTTAAAGCATCTCTTTGTGTTGTTGTTTTATTATCAACAATAACATTCTTTATCTCATTATGTTCTAAAGATATGTCACTTAAATATTTTATAGCCATGGCAATGTTTTATTAATTTAGATATACTTTTCCATCTACCGAACTTGAAAATGATATGGATATACTATTGTTACTGTTATATGTAACATCTCCATATACTATTTTTCCATTATCGTCTACTACAGTAACAGTAGGAAATTTTCCTAAGTTATGAGTAATATTCCATGTTGCTGCTCCATACTCTTGCGTCCACGCTTGAAATGGATTATATACAGGTTTGCTTGATATGTTGTCCCAAGTTGCTACTGTTGCATAAGTACCAGCGTCTGCTGAAACTAGTTGTGCATTAGTATGTTCTCGTTGTACATTGTTCCGCAATATACCTAATATATCAACGAGTATATCAGTATTTTCATCGTCAAAATCACCTGCATCTAATCTTCTTACTAAATGATCAAACCCAGCAATAACATATTCATATTTTTCTGAGTATAGATCGTATAACGCTTGATTAGTTCCTTTATAAAGTTCTACCTTATTTCTTAATGCATCAAAGTGATCTATCATTACAGACTTTGTAGGAACTTGGTGAGCGTGTATTGTTATACTTTTACTAACCTTTTCTGATACGGTCACCCAAGAATAAGTACTATGAGTATGGTTGGTTGTTACATTTAAATGTATTGTGTACTCTGCATCATAATATACTCCATCATCATTAACCTCTTCTAATTTATATTCTCTATCAACATTTGTAGTTCCAGTCGTTGTTTGAGTTTTTAATGTTTTAGATAAAGCAGAAACTGTTCCTGTAAAGACTCTACTTATAGAAGTAGTTGAATAACCTGCAACTGTATATGCAGGAGTTGTGTCTTTTGCTTTTAATACAGGTGTAAATTCATTTATATCCTCTACTAATGATAATTTTAATTTAGAATATTGATAGTCTACAGATTTAGTATGTACTACAGCAGTTGCTTCACCGCCTATAACAAAACTGTATTCAATTTTATAAGTGCCTTTAATAGGTTCACCATCATCAGAAGACAATGGTAGTATATAATTAAATACAGGTAGACTTCCTGATGTTCCTGAAATATCATAACCCTCCTGATAGTTTCTTATAATGCCATCAGGTCTAGTTATTTTAATCGATATGAATACGTTTGTTTGTTGTGCAGAATACGTCCCTGTATCTGATATAACGAGTTTTGGAGTACTTGTTAAATCAAATAAAAGGCTAAAATCAATGTCTACGGAACCAGTTCCATTTGTGAATGTACTCATAATTTTCTTCTGATAAAATGGCCGGATCCGGTATCAACTTTCCCCGGCCAAATTAAAAACAAACCAACAACATATTTATTTAAGCAATTTTACGATTTCTTGGTAAATAGATGCCCCATTTTTGTTACTCAAAACAAAGTTGGTAAATCCTTCCAAGTGTCCTAGTTTGCTAGATCGTGGTACTTGTACTATTGTTTCACCGGTTGAAGTCCAGGTGAAGGTGTTTGTTTCTCCATCAAAAGAAATAATGTTTTTATCTAATGCTCTTTTAATATTAGCCTGATAAGATTTGTTTGTGTTTTTAGATAATTTAATAAATTGATTTGGATCTGTTTCTGCAAGAGTTTCTAACTCATCTCTTAATACAGAAAGATCTCTTTTTTCATCTTTACCTAAAGAACTAATAAACTCTCTTACCTCAGCACCACTTAATTCAGCAGCGACATTCATAGCGTCTCTTTTTAGAGATCTACTTTTTCTTGCTTTTTCTGCTTTCACTTTAGGATTTACTAATTCAAATAATGGTTGTACAGATGTGTCTCTGTTTGGATTAGACGCATTGTAATTAGATAAAGTTAAAAACTGATAAAGATCTCTATCTCTAGCAATATTACCTTGTAAAAGTAATCTACCTGCTTTTTGTTTTGTAAACTCGATTGTATGAAAGGTTGGCTTACCTTCTATTCCTAAACTTTTGATTGCAGCAATATCAACATAATCCTCAATATCAGGATCATATACTCTGTCTTTATTTGGTGCAATAACCATAAATGGCATTTGTACTTTTCCTGGATTTAAAGGATCTTCTTTTAATCCGTAGTACTTAAATACTTTTACCTCGTCTCTTTTAAATTTTGGAGGGTTTTTTATGTTGTTGAAAATTTTTGTTTTAATCATTTTGTTGGTTTTTTAAATTAAAAAAAAAGAGGGGAGGTTAGTCCCCTCTTTAATAGGTATATTAGAATCCTGTTACAATTGCACAGTGTTCTTTTCCTAATACTTCAAGACCACAAATAGCCTCGTAGTTTACGTCAAGAACTGCATCAGCACTTGTAGGTGTTGGAGCAAGTCCACCAGTTAAAGTTTCTCTGAAAGAGAAGTTGTTTCCATCTCCTTCTAAGTATCTAACTTGTAGGTAGTCTTGTGATCCACCGCCACCAGCAACTTTTACCTGTCCTGAAGGTACTAAGTACACTTCTCCAGATCCAGTTACAGTTGAACCTAACTGAGCATGATCAAGGATTGATAATGATTTCTTGTTGAATTTTCTTCCGTATAATTTGAAAGAATCAACACCTAAATCGATATCTTTTCCATCAACACTAAATCTAGCACCTGTTAATCCAGCACTTGTTAAGTTGTTTAGGAAGTTATCCATTTTGATATTTGCACTAGTTCCTAGCCACATCCAGTAGTCCTTTGGCGCTCTTGCACTGTTTAGTGCAGCAGTCAAAGTTTCCATAGTTGTTTGAACATTAGTATCAAAAGCGTAAGGTGAACTTGAATTCAAGATTCCTCCTGCTTTTAATTCTTCTCTAAGACCATTAGTAGTCTGAACTGCATTTCCAGCAGCATCACTTAAAGCACCAGAAGTGATACCTGCAAATCCGAATGGAGATTTCTTTCCAAACATTAATGCATTAGAGATATCTCCTCTAAATCTTTGTAACGCTTCGTATGCTCCTTTATACATGAAATAAGGCTTACCCTTATACTCAACAGTTACTTTAGTTGCTTTTGCAACGTCAGAGATTCTGTAAGAGTTTTTAAAGATTTGCACTCCGTTTTCTTGCTTAGTCATACCATACTTGATAGCATCTGGAGAACCAGATCCCTCACCTTGAGCATTAGAAAATACTACTAAAGTAGAGTTAGCATCATAGTCTGAAGCAACACCTGCACCATCAACTGGTACTAGAGTTACAGTATTAGCAGCCTGTGATATTGCTTTTACTTGGTAGATATTTCCAGATGCACCCATTGCTAGGTCTCCTGGTCTTGCATTTCCTGCTCCTGTTGATGGAGCAATACTAATTCCGGATTGTGTTCCTGTTCCAGAACCCGCACCACTTGAGTGGATTGTAATCACATTATTTGAATACAATGCTTCATTCACAAAGGCGTGGTATACAGGCTGACTAGTTGGTTTCATTTTACCAAGAGCCTGCATTACGTCTAGGAATGATTCTTCTTCATTCTGTATGTCTAATACAGAAGAAAGGATCTCTCTCCCTTGCACAAAAGAGTGACTAAGGAAAGATAACGAACTTAAATATTTCGCACTTACTGACATAATTTCTATTTTTTAAAAGGTTTTACTTAATTATTTTAACATTATTGCCTCCTCGCATAATCTCACCGATTATACCCTCAACCGCACTTGTAGGTTCTTTATACTGTGGGCTACTCTTAGTAACCTTAGATGGGTTTTTAAGGTCTTTTACAACCTTTTCTTGTCCCAAACCAACACCATGCGATATCAAAGACTGGTCGTAAGTCTGTGGATCTAGTGCATATGAAGCAACTCTATACCATTTATCAAAGTCAATATTTCCTTTTTCATCTTGAAACAGTCCAAAAAATTTGGAAGAATCCAAAGCCATTTCTTTCAATTGCTCTGGGTTATCTATTTCATATGAAAAAGACTGATCGTTGTAATCTACAAGGACTCTTTTATTCTCTAAAAGGTCTCTTGTAACCTTACTGTTGTTCACAGACTCGATATATGCTTTTTGCAGTGCCTCAGCCTCACTATTATCCTCTGGCTTACTTTCAGGTTGTCTGAAGTTTTTTTGTTCGTCAACAAGCGTTTTCCTTAGTTTATCAGCATCTGCCTTAAGCAGTTCCTTACCTAATTCAACTTCATCCTCATCAAACCTATCGGCATCTAGAGAGTACTTATTAATTATATCCCGAAGGTATAACCTTTCAATAGCCCTATCTGAAAGAGTTGGGTTCTGACTTTTAAGATTATGTCTCATAATCTTTTCGTCATTCATCTCTTCAAAGTTTATTGAAGTAGCCTCTAAATACGGAGTCAAAGACCCCGTTTTGTTATAAAATTCAACAGCATCTTTTATGAAGTCATCTTTGAAGGATGTTTTTTCTGAATCTCTCAGGCTCTTGTATTCTTCAAATAATTCTTCAATGGTACTAGAAGTACCTCCTGTCAAATTTTTAACAGCATTATCTATAGACTCTATTAATTCATCACGAGAATTATCTTCTTTAGATTCTTCTTTAGATTCTTCTTTAGATTCTACAGGTTGTTCTGTTTCCTCAGAAACAGTTTCAACTTCTTCTTTAACTTCAGCAGGTTCTTCAGCAGGTTCTTCAACCTTTTCTTCAACAACCTCTTCTGAGTTATTATCTTTTACTTCTTCTGTAGTCTCTTTGGTTTCAGTATTTTCTGTCACCTCTTCTACAGGCTTTTCTTCCACTACAGGATTTGTTTCTCCTGATTCGTTGACCGTTTTCAATTGACTTGGGTCAAAGTCTTTAAAATCATCCATATGTATGTTATTGTTGGTTTTGTAAACTTATAATTAGTTATAATAAATAGTTGTAAAATTTATGATCCTAAAACAGGTTGACTTGTTTCAGTTGTGCCAGGTAAATCGTCTTGCATCATTTGCATACCAGCCTCTTTAGTAGGCAAATTATCGTATGCTGAGGCTTCTAATTTAGTTCCTGCCTTTAACTCTTCTATCTGCAATTCATGTTCATGTTTTGCTTTTTGTAATTCTAGATCTAACTGATGTTTTAATTTTTCCATCTCAGCCTTCATTTGAAACTCAACTTGTATAGTTTGCTGTTTTGCTTGTTCTGCTGATTGTGCAGCCTGCTGTTGAATTTGCCCATTCATTTGTTGTTGTTTCATGGATCTTTGCTCCGCTTCTTCTCTTTTCTTTTTAATTCTATAAGCAAGAACTTGTTGTGCTTGTTTTATATTATTTATGTTTTCAATAAATACAGCATCTTCAAAATCCACTTGACCTTGTGCAACACTTGCTTGTAATATTTGCATAAGTCTTGCTCTTTGCTCGTCAGTTGGTCTATCTTCAATTGCCACGCCAAACTCATATTTAGAAACACTTGGAGACATTTTAAAGAACTTCATAGATTTGTTCCCTAAAGATCTAACATATCCTTCGATAGGTTTTTTCTTAATTGAGTCTTGTAATCTTACAATAGTTGCTCCTGCAATTTTTTCTAATAAATGTCTTTCTCCTTGCTCTAAATGTGCTAATGCATTTGACGTTGCTTGTGCCGCAAGTTTTGCAGTAGTAGTTAAACTTCTAGCATCTGGAGTGGATCCATCTGTAAATTCATTGAGACCAGTTATCTGTCTAATCATTTCAATATTGTTTTGAATGATTTGGTAATAACTTATAGCATCTCTTCCTAATCCATTTTCTAATTCTTCTATAGGTCTATAATTTGTTGGTCTTCCTCCAGCATCATTACGTCTATAAACTAACGTACCTGTTTTGTTGAATAAATCTAAAACATCCATTGGCTTCATTTGATTACCACCAGATCCTAAAGGAATATCCTCTAAAGCACCTAGTTCAATCATAATACCTTTTGGTCTTGCTTGGTTTATAGTGTTTTGTAATCTATACCAAGATATTTGTATTTGATCTGCTATAGGTATAAGTTGTTCCATTATACCTAAAGGTTTCATGTTATAAAAGTCTGGAGCAAATAGATGGTATGATAAGTCAGTGTCCATCAAATTAGATTTTACTCTTTTCATATCAGAGCATAAACCATAATCAAAACAATACTCACTATCTACTATCCAAGATATTTTATAAACTACCTTATAATTAGATCTTAAATATTTATTTTTTCTTTTGTTTGTATCATTATATCCTGCTCTTCCGAATTTTTTATTTCCTCTTCTATCTACTCTTGATTCATGAACCATTTGATTTACAGAGAAAAATTCAAGATCTAATACTTTTATTTTAGTATCATCATACTCTTTAAAATGACCTCTATTAGAAGGGTACATTCTTGCACTTCCTTTATTGCCAGAATATTTATCCGCAATATCTTGATATTCTTTTTCATTAAACTGATTACCAGCCCTTTGCTTTAAATCAGATATTGACATTTCAGTAACTTCACCTACATGAACTTTGTCTGAAAAATCTCTTTTATTACAATGACTAACTAAAATATTTGAAGGATTTATTTTTCTGATTTTAACAGCACCATTACTGTCTATATATTCTTTGTAACCAGAAACACCATAATCGAAAAGATCTTCTAAAATACCTTTACGCTTTTCGTTAATTTCGTTTGTTTGAAATATTAAGTTTATACCTTGCTCCATCTCTATTGAGGCATTGTGTTTATAGGTATAAGCCATATGTAGTTCTAATTCTTCATCATTGTCAGGCTCGTTTGCTTCTTGCTTTAAAGGACTAAAAGTCTCAATACCAGGTATTGTTTCTTTAGCCAAATTCCTTAAATCCATTTTAGCCTTTGTCTTAGAATAATATTGTTCTGTTTCTGATTGAGCCAATGAGTCAATTGGAGTAGCGGAAATATTATATTCTGTTTTGCTAAGTTTTCCTAAAGCGATTCTTCTAAACTTTGGAACTATAGGAATAACAGACCAATCAATCGCTAGCCATGTTTCATTTTCATTTTCACTTACGTTTAATAAACTTTTGTATTTATTAATAGATTGTGATCCTTGTGCGTAGTCTTTAATTCGGACATAGTTGCCTCTATTGTTATGAAAAGATTGTGTATTGTGGTTATTATAGTCAGTCCAGGCTGCTTTAGCGTATGCCAAACACCAAGCCATATTTTTCTCTGAAGGATCTATTAAATGGTTTGGGTAGGCTGACTTACTGTTTTTTATAATCATCTTACTCTATATTTCTTAAATAAGTTTTTGGCATCTATAGTTCTTTTTTTAGCCATTTCATTTTTATATAAAATATTTTTATCTGCAATAAGCGTATATCCAGCAGCCATGGCAGCATCAAATTTTGTTGTTTTAGATATATCAAATTCCAGCCAATCTTTTAGTAGGCTTTTGAAATAAACTTTATCTATATTAGTTTCAATATAATCCTCGGTCACTTCTGCTATTTGTTGATGGGTTTTTATTGATCCACTCATACCTGGTTTATTTGATCCTGGTAGATACATCAAGAAACTAGCATAACCTCTATCTTCAAAATAATTTTTTATTCCTATTTTATTATCTTCAAACAAAACTTGACAAGAATAATAATGACAGCACTTTAAGACATCTTCGTAAAATTGTCTTGCGGTACTTGGTCGGTAAATGTATTGAACTATAAAAGAACTATCATAAAAATTTGCTATCGGATTTTGTTTCTGATATACATAAAACGCTCCGTTTGACCGCCTTTGGTCTACAGTGCTATCGTGATCGTATGGATCACATCCCATAACATACTCAAGTTTTCTTGTAGGATACTTGTTGTTTGACCTTTTTAAAACCCTATTTGCTTCTTCATTGTTGTCAAAAATATATGCTACTTTAAACCTACCATTTGACATAGGTTTGAATTCTACATGACCTGTTTCTCTATCTCCAACCCATTCAAAATTACCTACAGTATATGCATTATCAACCCAAGACAATCTATCTATTCTTTCATTTAACTTCATAGAGTTAAACAAAGATCGTTCCCCATCTATTCTGAATGCTTCCTGAATAGTGAAAGGATTCCTACGAATAATATTAGACAAGGCCCGGTCATCATTAGCAAGAGATTTACGGTCATCCAAATAATATTGTTTAGCACGATCTTCATCAGCAATACCGTATTTGTCAAAGAAAAGGGTTTTGTAAGCCGGTGTAAAAAATCGATATAACCCACTGGCGGTTCTGCCATGTACGTTTTTATTTGATTGATCACTTGCATCCCATAACTTTTTAAACGACTCACCGCCAGATTCCATTTCCTCAACAGTGGTTGTGTAAAGTAATTTTCCAATATATTCGCCATCCAATTCCGAACAGAACCTAACAACATTATGCCTTTCCCAGACATCAACTTCCATTGTTTTACCAACCTCGTCACCAAGGTATCTATGTAATTTTGTACCATCATATGCATATTTATCTGAACTTTTCCAGTCTATTTGACTTTCCAGTTCTGGTTTACCTAAATCTTCTAAGGACTTACTTCCTCTTTTTGTAGTTCTATAAAATCTTAATTCTGAGGTTGGGGTGACCCCTTTAGACTGATCATATACAGGTCTAAAAAAGTCAGGTAGTTTTTTAAAAGGACCAACTATGTTTTTTTGAAACACATTGTTTTTTGCGTCCATTGCAGTTTTAGATTGAATACCTCCGTTTTTGTTTTTTGATCTAGAAATTAAATCATACATAAACACTCCGGCTCTTACAGTTTTACCTTGTCTACGTTTAGTTAACTCGATCATCCCTAAACAGTTAGGGTTATCTACACATGCTTGTAGAAAATAAAAATACTCTTGATCTGTTTTTCTAAAACTAGGGTATCCTATATCAATCTTCCACCAATTTAAGAATAAATAATGCATTCCTGTTAAGTATTCTGCATTGCCATTGTTCATGAACCAAACACCATTAAGCCTTCTGTCCCATTCCTGAGATCTAAAGTTTTCTAATTCAACATCAAAAAAGTCTCTATCTTCAGCCTGCTTTGACATTTCCTCCATCCTCTTATAATTATAATTCTCAGGTAGTTCAGTTCTTTTCCATACTTGATCTTCTTTTTTAGGTGAACTTGTTATTATAGGTCTTTTTTCTAATTTACCTGTTATAACATTATAAACCTTTCCTTTAGGAGGTAATTCAAATTCAACACCCTGTATTTCTACTTTCATAAATTAGCAATAAATTCTGGAGTAAGTCTTTTGTCTGCCTTTATAACTTTTAGAAGTTCTTGATCTTCCCCATATAATTTCATATAGTATGAATCTAATCTTTCATTAATAGTATTTAAATCATCCATTATTTTAGACTTGATTTGTAAAGCCTGAAGAATATCTTTATCTCGGTCACCCTCAACTGGGCTAAGTAGTTTTGTTTGATATTCAAAAAAAGTTTGTTCATTAGAAACTATCATCGACCAGATTCTATTGTTTTGTTTTCTTAAAAACTCATCGACCATATTCACTAACTGATCTGACAAGAAAAAAAACATATCATTTAATTTTTGATCGTCTTTAATTAAATCAAAACCAGATAAAACTGCTGCTGCTTCCTTTCTTGTTTTTAATTCTGGAAATTGTTCTTTTAATGGAGTGTTTTGATCATACATGTATAAAACATATTTAATCAGACTATCTGAAGATTTTTCAAACGTCTTAAACATTTTAATTTTTGGATACTTTTTTTTAATTAAACCTTTGACACTAAAAGGGTTAAATATCATTTTATCAAAGTCTTCTTTATTGAAGATATCAGTTAAAGACATATGGTTGGTTTTGTGCTAAAATAAGTCATTATAATAGAATGATTATAAATATTTATAATTCACTTTTTACACAGAATGTTGAGTACAAAATTTTTATGATCGTTTTTTAACCAAATGTTATATTTACTGAAATATTTAATTATGGCTGAATACCAGGGAAAAAAGGTCACACTTAATAAAATCATGAAATCTGAAAGACCTGCTAAAAAAAGTAAGGTCTACGTTAAAAAGCCTAACGGTAAAATTACTGTTGTGCATTTTGGTGATCCAAACATGAAAATAAAAAAACACATTCCTGGACGCAGAAAATCTTTTAGGGCTAGACACAATTGTGATAACCCTGGACCTAGATGGAAAGCAAGATATTGGGCCTGTAAAACTTGGTAAAATGAATAAAATTGAAAATCCTTGTGAGTGTGGCGACATGACTGTAGATACTTGCAACTGTAAAGTATCTGGTTATGGCAAAAGAAATTTCTGAAGAAACACAATTTACGTTATCCGTAAAAACAATGGCAGGTGCTGGTATACTTATCTTCACTATGGTGGGTTTTTGGTTTTCTCTACAAGCACAGATTGACGGTAAATTAGATAGGGACGAACTCCCTGAGCC